GTGAGGTGGGGAGGGTGCTGCCGGCCTGGACGTGCAGCGCGAACTTGACCGGGGAGGGGGTGGGGGAGTCCGGGTCGGGCACGTAGAAGTGGTTCTTGCCGAGGGCTGAGATCATCCGCTCGCCACCGGGGCCGAGGAACGAGACCACCCGCTCGGCGTCGTAGAACTCGGCGATCAGAGCCGCGGTCTTGTTGCCACAGCGGCGCAGGGTGAACTCGAGATTCCTGAGCGCCATACGGATCCGCACGAAGGCCGCTTCCTGCATCGAGCCGATCACGCCTTCACTGTTGCGGCCCGAGGGGGTGGCACCGCGCACGATGGCCGAAAGTCCACTGATCCGTTCCATCTCGCCGACGTAGAACTGGATGAGCTGCATGGCTTCACCCGGGGTCGGCTTCGGGGGTTCGAGCCAGCGGACCTCACGGCCGGGGTTCTTGCCGACGCGCTGACCGGGCTTGTTGATGATGCGCGACCGTGGTGCCTGAGCCGAAGTCCTCGAGCATGATCGGGTTGCCGGTCAGGTCGATGTTGTTCTCCATCGCGGCCAGCATCCGGTTGACGGACTTCTGCAGCGGTGCGAGCAGAGTGACGAGGCTCTGGCCCCAGAACTCTCCGGTGTCGACCGGGACCCAACGATCGAACGGCTGGTCACCGTGGCCCCACAGGGACGTCGCCGGCACCTCGAGCAGCACGGCATTCCCGCAGACGACGGTCACCCACCAGCGTTGACCCTCGGGGGTCACCCGCCGCCACCAGCACTCGATGATGAGGAACTTCTCGCTGTCGACGTCGCGGTCACCCAGCCGCGAACGACCCTGCCCGGGGAGGCCGTAGCCCTCGTTCGCGACACCCTCCATCGGGCCCGGGTTCGACTTCGGCAGGGAACCGCGGGGTTCGCCGGTCAGCGTCGGGGCACGGTCATGGTCGGAGCTCCCACCACCACGGCACACATCCAACGCGCCCGGGTAGCGGGTCTCGAGCTGGTCCTCGCCGACCTCCTGCACTTCGATGAGGAACTGGGCGGACTCGATGTCGGTCGCGTCGGGGTCCGGGTAGAACAGGAACGGGTCGATCCGCTTGACGAGCGCGTCGCCGAGGTTCTGGTGCGCCGACTGGTCCCACAGCGACTTGAGGATCCCGGTGCCGTACAGGTTGCCGTCCCACAAGAACCGTTGGATCTGCTCGTCGTACGCGTTGTTCTGCTGGGCAGCGCGGAGCGTGGTGCGGAGATCCTGGGTGATGCGCCACTGGGTCGCGTACAGGTCCGAGTTCGGGGACGCCGCGGGGAGCACATCGAACGTGGGGGCCGAGTCGGACTCCCACGCGACGATCGAGTTGATGATCGGCCAGATCTCCGCGGGGGACGGGGACGGCAGGTGCGGGGCACGGGACGACGACCACACGCGGTTGTGGGTCACTTCGTAGTTCCGCACCCACTGATCAGTCATGGGCTGGCGGGCCGAGCGGGCACGCTGGAAGAGCTCACGGATCCGGTTGGCGCGCTGACGGTCCTCGCGAGGCTTGATGATCTTCGGGAGCGACGGGGCAGCAGGGCGGGACAGGGAGTCGGACGACTCGGGGGGCGAGCCTTCCTCGGTCGCGTCCTCGGTGTCGCCAGGCTCCTCGGGATCGTCGATACGTCCCAGCGGGTCCATCGTCATCGCCACGGTGGAAGGTTACCGCGGATGGGTGGACGGGATGAGGTTAGGCGTCGGGGGTCTGCTTCTGGAACGCCGGCATGTCTGCACGGTCCACCACCACAGGCCGTGACTCGATGCCGGTGCGGGCATACTGCTCGTCGGCACCGCGGTCGAGGTCGGATTGGAGCTGGGCGCGTGTGCGGACGACGGTGCCGGTAGTGGGGTTGAAATGCTCGGGCCACATCGGCGCGGGCTGGGGCTTGTCAGCCTTGTAGTCGCGCTTCATCTCACCCTTGCGACACGTCATGCAGTGGGCGTTCGGCACGTCCGGGTAGTCACGAATCGACGAGTGGATGGTCTGCGTTGAGCCGCACTGGTCGCACCGAAAGCTGTACTGGGGCATCAGGTCTCCTCTTCCATGACGATTGCCTTCACGCCCCACATGACAACTTCCTCGAGCTTCGTGATCGCCAGGGACTGTTCGCGCGACGACGGGCAGTGCTCGATGATCGCGACCCCGAGTGCTTGGGCGACGTCGCGGAGGAGCTCGATCGAGTTGATCTGCTCGGCGGTGGGTGTCTGGTTGGTGAGGGAACGGTTCAGCTTGGCGAGCTGCTGCTCCTGGGTGTAGGTGTGGCCCCGTCCGAACATCAGCTCAACTCCATGTCGTTCATCAACTCTCGCCAATCTTCTCGCAACTCATCGGCTTCTGTCCCGTATGCCTGCAGGGGGGCGTCCATGATGTGGCACGTCACTCCCATCGCGAGGCTCATCACGGTGTCGTCGTGCTCCTCGTTGTTCCCGTTGCCGTAGCTGCCGGAATCCAGCGTGACGTAGTTGACCATCTCGTCGTACGTCTTGCGGTCGTGGATCGTGAGGGCGTGGTCGACGACGTACTTGAGCAGCCAGCCGATCGCGAGGGGCTTCGTCTGGTGGGTGGTCGACCAGCCGTACGTCGATGCGGTCATCGCTCCGGGGGTCTTGTCGGCCTTGTTCTGACGCTGCCAGATGTTCGGGTAGTTCATCCCGATGAGCTTGCCGACGGTGCCGTAGCCGGGGCCTTCGATCTCGGTCGTGACCATCGCGGTGTTGTAGTAGAGCCCGAGCTTGAACAGCTCCTCGCCGAAGGTCACGGGGTCGAGCCGGCCACGCCAAACCGCGACCTGTTCCATCGTGCGCCGGTTGAGGACTTGGGCCACCGCGTAGTCGCCCATGGTCGTCTTGGTCGGGTCGCCGGCCACGAGGTACTTGCCCCAGTCGGTGTCCTCGTGGGGGCGCTTGAACAGGGTCAAAGGTCCATCGCTCGCGGGCTTGAACGACACACTGTTGCCGTTGCGCGTGAGCAGGCCCTTGACCCCGTCCTGGGGGTCGTAACACGCGGACAGATGCTCACCGGGGAACACGTTCATGCCGGTCGCGAGGAACGCTTCCTCGGGGTTCGACGGGTACTCCTGCATGAAGATGAGCACGTCGGACTGGCACTTGTTGACGATCGCCCACCTGCGCCACGCGAGCCGGTCGTCGTCGATCCCGAGTCGGCGCAGCACCTTCTCCTCGTCGGACAGCTTCCCGAGGGAGTAGTGCGAGATCCCGATGGCACTGGCGCGGTACTCGGGGTGCTTGTGCCACGGGAAGAACAGAGGGACGAACTCGGTCTCACCCTGTTCGGCTTGGAGCCACTGCTGGTGGAAGTAGTTGCCGCGCCCGTTGGCAGTGGATTCCGCGACCACGACGGTGCCGGGGGATTCGGGGATGGTCTGTGTGAGGCCGGTCATCACGATCTTGGGGTCCGGGTAGAACGCCATCTCGGAAGCATGGAGGAAGTGGATGGTCGAGGTGCGGCCGGCACCCTTGTTGCCCGCGGTCGCGATCTTCATGTGGGAGTCGGTCTCAATCCAGCCGATGTCGTTCTTCGAGTAGGACTGGGTCGTGTAGAGCCGCTTGAAGAGGTAGTTGTCCCAGTAGCGGTGGGTCATCTCGAGCAGGTTCTGCGACGCGGGGATCTCGTGGGCGAGCACCATCGCGCGGTACCCGGGGAACACGAAGCTGAGGTTAAACGCCATCGCTTCGGTCGCGGTCGAGATCCCGAGCTGGCGCGCCTTCAGCACGATGATGCGAACACGGCCACGCTCGGCGAACTGCCGCTCGGCCTCCGCGTAGAACTCCTGCTGGGCCCAGTTCGGGGAGAACTGGACGACCTGCATCTTCTTGTCCTTGATGACGAGCTGGGACGCCAGCTTGGTGAGCAGTCCCGAAGTCATCGGGAGTTCCGAGCCTTGCCTCGAGGGGCTACGCGCGTGGGCTTCGGAGACTCACCATCACCCTTGCGCGCTGGCGCTGCTCGACGCGCCGGCTGACCATCGCTGCGTCGAGCTCGCGGTCGTTCGCTCGCGGGAGGCACGTCGGACACAACAACAGCATCCGGTTCCTCCCCTGGACTGTCCGCTGGACGGAGGAGGGCTTCCCGCACTTCCGACATGAGGTCAGCTTGCGCTTGCCGTAGTTCTGCAAGGTCGTCCCCCTCCTTCTTGTCCTGCAGCGACTTGAGGATCGCGGGGAGGACAGTCTTGACGAACTGGGCTTTGTCAGCGGGGGTGCCGACTTCCATGATCCGTTCGGCCTGGCTCATCATCGAACCGACCATGCTGGCGGCGCGGGAGCGGAGCTGCTCGAACGCGTCATCCTCCGCGGCTAGGGCGGCGATGACCTTGGCGTCACTCGTCGTTGCCACGGGACCTCCACCAACGGACGAGCTTGTAGATGGCCGGCTCAACCAGCAAGCACGTGAGCAGGAACACGAGGAGGAACAGGATGCACAGCGCCGCGATGTACGTGAGGTCGGTGCTACTCATCGTCGGCCTCGTCTGCTTCCATCCGCCACACGCGCCGGAACACCACCACGCGTAGTTCCTCGCCGTGGGTGTCCATCAGGGAGATCGCATCCCCGCGACCCTCGACCGGGACTGACAGCTTGAGGTCGATCTCGCCGGCTGTTGCTGGCCTTCGAGCTCTGCCCCTGGAAGAACGCCGGGAAGGTGGCGTACTGCTCGAACAGGTACTCGCCGATCTGGATGGGTTCGGGGAGCTCGGTGTCGCTCATGGCTCGAGGGTCCTGCATGTCATCTCGGATCCGAGGTCGCCAGCGATGGTGGTGGTGCATTCGTAGGGCTTGCCGGCGATCGTGAGTCGGGCGACGGCATCAGGCTCGGGGTCGGACCCACAGCCGGCGAGCAGCAGCACCACAGCGATGAGCGCCCCGATCGCCACCCCCCATGCGAGGGCTTTCATCGGGGTCATGGCGTGTCACCGGGAATGATTGATCCACCAGGCGGGACGACCGCGATCCGGGTCTCCTCCTCGGGGGCGTTGATGTAGGCGTAGGTCATGTCGTAGGCGTGGTCGAACGCTTCACCCTCCGCGTCGGCCAGGGCATACGTCCCCACTTCGCGATCCGGCCCGTCCGTCGGGGCGTAGGCCATCCCGACCCCGCCGCCGATCGCGCTCCCGGTTGCCACGGCCACCTGTTCGATCGTCTGCCCCATCTTCTCGAGCAGCCGTTCCAAGACCTTCCCACCCAGCCACACGCCTACCAACCCACAAGTAGCCAAGATCAGTGGGTGCGGAACTACGAAGTGACCCACAACCGCGTGTGGTCGTCGTCCCGTGCCCCGCATCTCCCGTCCCTGTCCCCCGCGGGAATCTGGCCGATCATCA